ACATTAAGCACATGGCTATTTCCAGCAATGACATTAAGATTAGGTATGTCATAGACACTACTGAGCTATCCAAGGCACAGCAGGGCTTTGATAAAATCACGGCAGAAGAGCAGGATGCAATAAGGGAACTAAAGAAGTTCAATTCAGAACTTAATAAGACAAGCTCCAATGCTTCCGATGCAGGCAGTAAGATGTCTGGGGCATTCAAGCAAGCAGGAGGTGGCATTGATGGCTTTCTTAAGAACCTAGGGCCAATAGGCCCAGCCATAGCCGGAGCATTCAGCATTCAAGCTGTAGTTGGCTTTGCTCAGTCAGTGTTTAAGGTTACTGCTGAGTTTGAAAAGATGGGTGCAGTACTCAAGAACACATTGGGTAGCGGAGCTGCTGCTAATGTTGCTCTAGAGAGCATTAAGGAGTTTGCTAAGACTACACCCTTTTCTGTGCAAGAACTCACTGCATCGTTTGTAAAGCTGGCTAACCAAGGCTTTACACCTAATGTAAATCAGATGCGTAAGCTAGGTGACCTAGCCTCATCAACAGGTAAGTCATTCGACCAATTAGCTGAAGGAATAATTGATGCTCAAACTGGACAATTTGAAAGGCTGAAGGAGTTTGGAATACTAGCAAGCAAGTCAGGAGATCAGGTTACATTTAGCTTTCAAGGAGTCGAAACCCAGACTAAGTTCACAAATGAGGCTATAAGAGATTATCTAGTTAGCCTGGGAGACTATGAAGGAGTAGCCGGAGCATCAGCAGCAATCAGTGAAACACTAGGAGGCAAGGTCAATAACTTGGGTGATGCTTGGGATGGATTCCTAAACCAGATAGGCACACTCTTAGCTCCTACCCTTCAGTCAGCACTTGAGCTTACTTCTGACTTCATGGCTGGAATTAACTCAATCTTTAAGCTAGGCAAGGATGAAAGCAAAAAGAATGCTGACCTTGAGGTAGAGTCTTACAAAGGAGCAAAGGGCAGGATAGCTAAGCTAACAGATGAGCAGCTTCAAGCTGAACTTAAAGGCAACAATGCAAAGCTCAAGTCTCTGAATACTGTTGCAACGGAGTATGACAAGACCACTAAAACCATAAGTAAATATAGCATGCTGGTCAAAGTCAGCACACTTGGACTTATTGACTTGTCATTAGCTCAAACAGCAAGGGCTTTCACTAGTGGGAAAGAGGCAAAGGCAGCAAAGGAACAGAAAGCTGCACTTGATGGGGTTAATGGAGCAATTAAGGAGGAGCTGAAGTTAAGAGCTGAGCAAAAAAGAAAGGCAGATGATGCAGCCAAGCCAAAGCTAGAGAAAGTTAAGAAGACAAAGACAAAGGAGGAAGACCCATTGAAGCTGGTCAAAGAGCAGTATCAGGCAGAAATTAAGGCTGCTGAGATGTCCAAAGACCTAGAGAAGCTACAGGCTGAGTTAGATGGCAAGAGTAAGTATGACCAGCTGGCTATCGAAGCATTCCATCAAGAAAAATTAATCGGCATCAAGGAAAAGTTTTTGAAAAAAGGCATAGGTCTTACCGAAAATGATATTGAAAAGCAAAAGCTACTATTTAGAACTGCACAAAAGGATGCAGAAGATCAAGACCAGAAGGACAGGCAAGAAAAGCTTGATGCTCAGAAGAAGGCCAATGATGAGAAACTAAAGGAGGAACAAAAGTCTCTGGAGGAGTTAGCCAAGTTAAGGGAAAAGGCTGCACAGTCAGAGGTTGAATGGGAGCTTAAGCTCAGAGAGAAGGCAGAGAAGGAGAAGCAGTCTAAGATAGAGGCAACCTTTCAGCTTACTAGCACTCTTATGGAGGGCTTTGGAAACCTTTACCAGACCTCTATCAACAATGAGATTGCTGCCATGAATAAACGCTATGACAATGAGCTAGCACTAGCCTCAGGCAATGAGCAGAAGATTCAAGAGATTAATAACCGGAGGGCAGAGCAGGAGAAGCAGCTAAAGATTAAAGCATTTAAGGCAGAGCAAACAGCAGCTGTTGGTAGGGTATTATTTGAAACAGCATCTTTAGTAGCGAAGTGGGCAAGTAACCCGGTCACTATTGGACTTGCTGCCCTTACCCTAGCTAACCAGGCAGCACAGATAGGTTTCATTCTGGCTCAGCCTGTGCCTGAGTTTGCCGAGGGTACAAAGGGCAAAGCGTTTGAAGGAGGTAGGGCAATGGTAGGTGAGCGAGGCATTGAGAAGGTAGTCACTGCATCAGGCAAGGTCTACTTTACTCCACCGACTGCAACGCTGGTTGATCTACCTAAAGGCTCACAGGTTATCCCTAACCATGCCCTTAGTAAACAAGAACTCTTCTATGCTTCCAGATATTCTGGAGGCTCTCAGGCCAGCAATCCAATGTATGGCAAGCTGGATGAGTTAGGCAGCATTCTAAAAGGTCTGCCTATTACGCAGCTCAACATGGATGAAAAAGGTTTTGAGAAGTATATTCGCACCGAACGGAGGACTACTAAGATCCTCAACAATCGGTTTAGAAGCTGATGTCATTTCTAATTGGTTTAGATTAATTGCCGAAAGTGCCTCTGTTCTACAGGGGCTTTTTCTTTTTAACTTTGCGACATGGCAGGCTGGAAGTTTTTTTTAGATGGCAATGAAGTAGAAGAGCCAATAGGCTGGGATGGCATTGAGTTTACTGCTATCAGGATGGAGAGTCATGGCATTGACCAGCCATTCAGCACAGAGGTTAAGTTCTATGACAAGGGAGCAAGATATATCAAGCTCATCTTTGACCAGTTCTACATCAACCGACCTATTGCCATTACCATCACCTCAGATGTAGGCTATAGTGGGCAGGACTATCAGTTCGATGGATTTCTTAACCTAGCCATCTATCAGGAGCATAATGTCTGCGATACAGATAGCTTTGAGGTGACAGTAGGCATCATAGATGATAACTTTCGGGAGGACTTCAAGGCCAGGCAGGATGTTGAGATTGACTTAACAGCAACCACTGACCTTAATGGTGATGCTATCAGTGCGCTTACTTTCAAGAACATAAGGCTGCATAGGCAAGACCTTTATCTTTCTGCCTTTGGCAAGAGCTTGGCAGACCGTAATGTATCTATCTATTGGTATGAGGCAGCAATCATACCTACCTTCTGGCAGAACACTGACTTTACTCAGGAGTATGGCAATACAGCCAATACTACACAGTCAACTATTAACTGGAATGCTGGTGAGTATGGTGATAGTGTGATTTTTCAAAATAATACCAGCATAACTAGGACATTAAGTGCTAGCCATGACTTAACAATCACCATCACTAATAATAATACATTAAATTCAATAGATGTTGATGTATATCTAGGCACTATTAATGGCAATGTATTCGACACAGCCTACTACTTACTCAACACTACTCTAGCTGCCGGAGCTACCCAGACTTGGACATTAGCAGGCACAATCAATAACATATCAATTCCTTCCGGATATAAGCTTCAGTATGCAATTCAAGCAGGATACACAGGCAACCCTAACACTGCTGATGTTACCATTGATGATGGTGCTAACATAACTCTTGAGGAAGTTAACTCAGGTGACTATGCCAGCACTTGCAATGTGCTGACCATTGAGCAATGGCTACGCAGGGCAATCTATGTAATGACCGGAGATAACAACATGCTCCTTTCTGATGTGTTCAGTGAGACTGATGGTGGCTGTTATTGGAACAATGCCCTGACAACCGGAGCAAGGATAAGAGGGGTAGACCCCTTCTTTGGCTTTCAGACTTTGAAGACTACATGGAAAAAAGTCTTTGAAGGGCTAGACCGAATCTTCTGCCTAGGCTGGGCATTCGAATGGACAGGCACAGAGTGGAAGGTAAGGGTAGAGCCTAGGGAGTACTTCTACCAGAACACCATCAGCCAGACCTTCACGAATGTAGGAGAGGTTGACCAGATGGCTAAGTCAGAAGACCTGGTCAATAATATTACCCTAGGCTTTTCCGAGAAATGGAAGAACATTCAGATCTCTGGAGCTTATGCTATCCACACTGACCGCAATTACTTTATTGATAACCGGGCAATGACCGAAAATAGCACTGCTGCCCTTGACATTCGGAGCGACATTATTGCTGAAGGTTACTGCATAGAGTTCAACCGGAGAGCATCAGCCATCACTAATGGAGGTGCTACATCAGACAGACCTAATGACTATGACACATTCATCATTTGGCTGAATCGGCAGGAGATAGCTCTGGAAGATGTGGAAGGCACTTGCTTTAACTTGCCAGAGGAGACAGGATCAGTAACCTTTGCACCAGGAGAAGTGAGCATGCCAAGCAGCTTGATAGCCTTCAGCTCTGGGGTAATGCAGAACCTATACAACATCTTCCACACTCCGGCCAGAGTAGGCATGAGATGGTGGAAGGTGCTAGGCATGAACACTTACGGACTTGTTGTGCCAGCTACAGGCAACCCTGTGCTTCAGTTTCAGATAGGCGAGTATCAGACAAGCTACTATAGCCAGATAGATGACATTCAAGAGCCATGTCAGCAGTACCTGATTGATACTCCACTCTACGAAAATGTGAGCATTAGCCCAACAGTGCTAAGAGATGGCGCAAAGGAGTACTTGTTCAAGCCTATCAGTGTTCAATTTACTTACCCTCAAAGTCTATGCGATTTTTTAACTTTGTCGCAAGATGAGCAATACCGGAAAGTCAGGCTCACTTCTGGAAGTTTAGACATCCAAGGCTTCATTACTGAGGCCAGGAATAAGCCAGAAGACTCTGCCGGAGGTACTACTACATTCACCTTGCTTGTATCGGCACAAGACGCATTAGCAGGCGGTGCATTCGACTCAGGCTATGACTCAGGCTATGATTAATGGCTAATGTTACCAGAGCAACCCTAGGCACTGTAAGTGCCACTAACTTCCCAGACAACACATCACAGCTCATCTCTCCATTCGACCTAAGAGACTGGATCACTGACGGCATTGATAGCTTCGTAACGCAGAAGGATGTTTCAACTTTTGAGAATGCCTTCTATGAGTGCAAGGGAAGCACTCTGACAGCAGCAGCAACAGTCAACCTGAGTCTGGCTACAGGCAACTTTGTGCATGTGTCTGGCACTACCACCATCACCAGCTTTGGCACTCTTCCGGCTGGCTCTAGGTTTATAGTGTGCTTTGATGATGCAGTAATAGTTACCTACAATGCCACTACACTCATCATCCCGGGAGCTGCCAATATCACCACCACAGCAGGAGACTGCATGATGCTGATTAGTGAAGGCTCTGGAAGCTGGAGAGTAGTAGGCTACTTCCCAGGCACTGGTCTTCCGGTAGGCACTGTCACCTCTGTGACTGCTACTACTCCGCTAAGCTCAACCGGAGGTAATGCTCCTGACATTAGCCTAGACACAGTAAGTCCAGACCCATCTGGAAGCTTCACAAGTGCAGACATTACAGTAGATGCCTATGGCAGGGTAACTGCTGCTGCCAATGGTAGTGGAGGAGGCTCTGGTACTGTGATATCAGTAGACCTTACAATGCCTTCTGCCTTTGCGGTGAGTGGCAACCCTATTACCACATCAGGCACATTAGCGGTAACAGGAGCAGGCTTAGCAAGTCAATATGTTAGGGGTGATGGCACACTAGCCAACTTCCCCGAATCAACCGGAGGAGGTAGTTCAGTAAGTTACTACCTTAATGGCTCAATTACTCAATTGACAATAAGCGGAGACACTTACTATCAGATGAGTAAGACTCCGGTATTTGGAGCAGGAACTAACTTTACAAGGACATCAGCCTCAGGTAATGGCTATATAGCCTCCTTCATTACTGATGCAGGAGACCCTAACATCCTATCAATACCAGGAGGCAACTTCAACCTTGAATTTTACTTTAATGCCTCATCAGGAGGAGGAAGCCCTCAGTTCTATGCCGAGCTATACAAGTATGATGGAGCAACACTTACCTTAATAGCCTCAGGAAGCACTAACCCTGAAGGCATCACCAATGGCACAACAGTGGATGCATACTTCACCTCACTTG